AGGTGTAAGAAATACAACAGCAGCTAGTCACTCGGATGGAGCAACAATAACTAACACTTCTGATTATGTAGCGTGGGGCGAGGCTGCATCAGGTGACTTAACTATTGATCCAGGCCTTTGGTCTATTGATAACTTTGGTAATAAAATTATTGCTCTTATACACAACAAACAAGTTTTTGAATGGGATGCAGACGCATCTAATGCTACGGCAACAAGAGCAACGATTATTTCTGGAGCACCAACTGCATCAAGAGATATGATTGTATCTACACCAGATCGGCACTTAGTATTCTTTGGAACTGAAACAACGATTGGAACTCCTTCAACACAAGATCAAATGTTTATTAGATTTTCTAATCAAGAAGATATTAATACGTATACACCTACAGCAACCAACACTGCTGGTACACAGAGACTTGCAGATGGATCTAGAATTATGGGAGCAGTAAGAGGTCGTGATGCTATTTATATTTGGACTGACACAGCATTATTTACTATGCGTTTTATTGGTCCACCTTTTACATTTGGTTTTGCACAGGTAGGTACAAACTGCGGATTAATAGGACAGAATGCTGCGGTAGAAGTAGACGGCGCTGCATATTGGTTTTCAGAAAATGGTTTCTTTAGATATGCGGGTGCTCTTCAATCATTACCTTGTTTAGTAGAAGATTTTGTTTTTAATGATTTAAACACTACAGCTAATCAACTTATAAATGCAGGATTAAATAATTTGTTTGGTGAGATTAATTGGTTCTATTGTTCTTCAGGATCAACAGTTGTTAATAAAGTTGTAACGTTTAATTATTTTGAATCCTCACCGGAAAGACCAATATGGACAACAGGCACATTAGATAGAACAACGTGGCAAGACTCAGCAGTCTTTGGATTACCTCATGCTACTGATTATGATGCTGATTCAAATACCTCTTATGATGTAGTTGGAAATACAGATGGATGCACTATTTATTATGAACACGAAACTGGAACAGATCAAGTGACATCTACTGCTACAACTGCTATAACTTCTAATATAGAATCTGGAGACTTTGATATTAGTCAAGGTGGTGATGGTGAGTTTTTTGCAAAGATTAGAAGATTTATTCCTGACTTTGTATCTCAAACAGGTAATACTCAAGTTACATTGCAATTAAGAAATTATTCAAATAGTAGTCAAGCTAGCTCACCTCTTGGTCCTTTTACAATTAGTTCATCAACAACTAAAGTTGATACACGAGCTAGAGCAAGAGCTGTATCATTAAAAATAGCAAACACGGCAGCAGCTCAAAATTGGAAACTTGGTGGATTTAGATTAGACATACAACCAGACGGAAGAAGATAATGGCAAAGATAGTACAAATATTAACTAGACCTAGTAAAACATACAGTCAAGATGTTGCTGATGCACAAGTTAGAGATCTTGATAGTATAGTGCAAAAATTAAATACAACGTATCAACAAGAATTAAAGGATGAAGTTGACGCTCAAAACTTCTTTATAAATTAATGTCAAATAGTTTCGTAAACGCAAAAGCCGATTTAACAACTACAGATAATACAACTTTGTATACTACACCCTCTGCAAACGTTGCCATCGTTAAATCAATATTAGTTTCAAATGATGCTGGATCTGCCTGTAATATAACAGTTACGTTAACCGATGCCTCTAGTAATGTATTTAGTTTATTTAAGACTAAATCCATAGCATCTAATGCAACAACCGAACTTTTAACTTCGCCTCTTGTGGTGGAAGAAAGTGAGATATTAAAAGTACAAGCTAGTGACGCGAATGAGCTGCACGTTATAGCTTCTATATTACAAATACAGCCGAGAGAGGTAGTGACGTAATGCAAGAACTAAAACCAAAAGAGATTATAACAACTATATCTAACCTTAAAACAGGGGAAGAATATAAGACAGAAGAAGAGTGGAAGGCAAAAGGAGTGCCAGAAGCGGAGATAAGAAGGGATGTTAAAGTAATAATGCCAACCCTTGATTTATTTCCAAAAACCAAGTAGATTGGAAATTACAGGATATCAAAGCCTGCTTTAACATTTAGCTAAATTATGACAATATCAAGAGGACAGATGAACAGACAATTATACATGGGTGGTGGTATTATGGGCGCCGTGCCTAGAGAAAATTTTTTTCTAGGTAAAGCAGTAAAAGCTGTAACTAAGCCTCTTAAAAAAGCTGTTAAGACAGTTGGTAAGATTGCAAAGTCTCCAGTAGGTAAAGCTGCATTAATAGGAGCAACTGCATTTGGTATACCAGGAACTGGTTTTGGTGGTTTATTTGGAAGAGCTGGTTTTGGTGGAGAGGCAGTAGGTTTATTAGGAGCTAAAGGTATAGGTCCTACCCTAGGTCAATTTGGTATTAACAGAGCATTAATAGCAGATCAAACTGCAGATTATCAAGGAGGACCTACTTCTATATTAGGAGCTGCTAAAAAAGCTTTAGGCATAGGTGGAGGTGGCAAAGGAATAGGCAACCTAGGAAAACTAGCTACATTAGGATTAGTATCTACTTTCTTAACAGAATCACTTGGTATGACAGAAGAACAAGCTAAAGAAGAAATAGCCAGAGATCCATCAGGATATTTAGAACGATATTATAGAAATTTAAATCCAAATGCATCAGAGGAAGAAGTAACTTCATTTGTCGCAGCAAACACATCAGAGTATGCTGTAGGTGGTAGAGTAGGTTTTGATAATGGTTCACCAAAAATAAATCTTGATGATGTATTAAGAGATTTTCTTGATAAAGGAGATATGGATCCTGATTTTACAATACCTAAACCACCTAGGTCACCTGATGCAACAACAATACCAGAAGGTATGATGATTAATCCATTACAAACAATGGAATTTAGAGATTCAAATAATAATGGTATTGAAGATAGAGACGAGGGAATTTATCTGGAAAGAGATTTTATCCCTAAAAAAGATCCTGAAGAGTTTGAACTAGAAAAGTTTAGAAAATACTTTGAGGACACAAAAGAATTTAGAGAAGTACCTAGAAAAAACCAAGCTAAAGGAACAGGTGATCCTCAAGAAGGTGAAATATTTGAAGACAGTGGTTTAGAGTTTCCTGTTATTGATAGTGTAAAACCATCAGTAGGTAAACAAGCAAGGGGTAGTTCTATTCTTACTTTAATGGATGGTACTAAAGTTTTTATTCCGACTGGAGCATATAAAGGTGGCACTTTAGCAGATATAATTTATTCAAGCACTAAAGGTGATTTATTAAGAGAAGATATTTTAGGAATGCTGCTTTTTTCAAAAGGTGGTAGAGTAGGTTTTGCAAACGGAGACGAAGTTATAAAGGAAGAAGGATTACTAAAATTAAAAACTATGCCAGAGTTTAAAGGTAATAACGTTAAACCAGCTGATATGATGATGGCATCTGATGATACAAATCAAAGAGTATTAGAAGCTCTTTTTGAAAAGTATTTAGATATGGGTTTATCAATAAAAGAAGCAGAAAAAGCAGCTCGTGATGAGTTTGAGAGAATGAGTAAAAGAAAAATTGAAGAAACAAGAGGTCTAGCAGCTTTAGGTGGTAGAATGAATTACGCGTTAGGAGATTCTGCAAGCGAGAACGCTATGCAAGCAGCGAGCGTCGAGGGTCTACCTATAAGACAAAACCCAAAAGGTATAAGAGAATTAGATTTAAGAGATAATGGTGGATTTATACCACCTGTTGGGATAAAAGAAAAAGCAGATGACATCCCAGCAATGTTATCTAATAATGAATTCGTATTCACAGCTGATGCCGTAAGAGGTATGGGTGATGGTGACGTAAACTTAGGAGCACAAAGAATGTACGATCAAATGAAAATGTTAGAAGCAGGAGGCAAAGTATAATGGCAGAAGTAGTAAGAACAGCCCCAGCAGAGTTTATAGAATCAGCAGCAAAAAATTATTTAGAAGATCTAACAAAAGCAACCGGTGCGTTTAAAGGAACAGATTTATCTACTATTATGGGTCCACAGTTTGTTGCTGGACCTGGTGCATTAACAACACAAGCAGAAGCGTTAGCTCCTGGTCTTGCTGGCTTTCAACCTTTTTTAAACGAAGCAGCCGCAGCTCAAGCACAAGCAAAAAGTTTAGTCAGTCCTACTGCTTATCAAGCTTACATGTCTCCGTATCAACAAGATGTTATTGATACAACACTAGCAGAATTTGACGTACAAGCACAAAAAGGTTTACCAGGATTAGCCGCTCAAGCCATTGGTGCTGGAGCTTTTGGTGGTGGACGAGAAGGTGTACAAAGAGCAGAGTATCAAGCAGCATCAGATAGAAACAGAGCAGCATTACAAGCACAATTATTACAACAAGGTTTTGGCACAGCACAAAATTTAGCTGGTCAAGCTTTCCAACAACAACAAGCATTAGGAGCTGGTCAATTAGGATTAGCACAACAGACACCTGCATTACTAGGTCAACAGATCTCAGCACTAACAGGTTTAGGCGCAGCACAAGCAGCGAGAGCGCAACAAGGTTTAACGGCCCAACAACAATTATTATCAAGACAAGCTTTACAACCATTAGAAGCAGCTCAACAATTTGGTTCTGGTGTTACATCTTTAATTGCAGGATACCCTGGACAAGACGTTATTCAACCTGCTGCACCAACACCATCACCATTAGCTACAGGACTTGGAACGGCATCAACGTTGGCGGGTATCTACAGATTAATTAATCCACCGGCTCAAAATATTAATATTTCAAGGAATCCGTAATGAGTAGAACATTAAAAAGACCAATGTTTAGAAAAGGTGGAGAAGTCATGGACGGCATCATGACTGGTATCAAGCCTAGAGAAATGTTTAACGAGAAAGGTTTAACTGATTCAACTGCACAAAACATTCAAAGTAGAATTAATTTAATTGATGCTTATGCGGGAACTAGTCCTTTATCAGATCCTTTAACACAATTTTTATTAACTTCTGGTCCAGCTTTAGTTGGAGGAGAAGCGGCAGGCGGAACTAAACTACAAGAAATAATTGGTGGTATTAAACCAGGCTTAGACAGAGCTACTAAAATGCAACAGATGAAAGATATGGAAAAAAGAAAAATTGCAGCATCAGTAATAAGTAAAATGGGAACTGGTGGTTTGCAAAAATATGTTCAACAAGCAAAAGATGCTTTTAGATTTGACACAACTGGTGAGTTAGCAAAACGATATGGTAACAATCCAGAAAGATATGCATTAGTTTTATTTAATCAAGACAGATTTAGACAAGGTAAATCAGACGCAACTCTTGAAAGAGAAAAGCTATTTTCTGAAGCTCAAAGTATTATGAAAAGAGAATACAACAAATTTCAAAAAGGATCTTATTTTATAGAGTCAGCAGCTTTAGATATAGCTCAGGCAAAAAAAGAGTTAGAAAAATCACCACAATTTAAAAAAGGTGATTTTAACATAGACCCTAATTTATATTATTTACCACCGGAAGATGACTATCTACCAGGTGAGAAAAAAGGAGTATTGGTTCCGAGAGACCCAGATAGATTAGAAAATGGAAATTTATATTACAGAAAAGGTGTTTGGTATCTATTTGATGGTGTTAATTTAACACCTAAGTTTGGGGGGTAATACTCTATGACTGAAGAAAGAATTTTTACGCTCATCGAAAACGATGAAACGCTAGAAGAAGAAAACATTGAAGAAGTAGTCAAGGATAAAGACTTACAATTACAAGAAACAACAGAAGAA